TTCGCTGATTTCGCCCAGCCACATGTGAAGAAGTGAGTTCTGCGACAGGCTGCGCTTCTCGCGCCACTCTTTGACCTGCAGGCGCAGGGGTTTACCGGTAGCGAGTTGCTCCTGCAGCATCTTGCCGATAGCCGCGAAGTTGCCGGAGTGCAGCTTGATGCCGCATTGAGGGATGTTCATACGGTCTCCCCACAGGAAACCGCAGAATGCAGAAAATCGCCGGTGCATTTCTGCATCGGTGACAGGTCAAGATGTTCAGATTGTGGTCGCATATAACGTCCCCATTATATGCGCAGGGGACACCGGTTGTTCAGGCCGGTGCGTTGTTATTATCGCTCAGTGATATTGAATTATCAACGCGAGAAAAAGACCTCCGGAGAGGCCTGATTGTTATTTCAGAAGCGCATCAGCCATTGAAGAATGCGCGCCTGATTTTACGCACTTCCCAAATGGCGCATGATGCGAATACTCCCGCCGCGAATCCCATAAAGCTACTCCCGCTCTCGATGAATAGCCACGCAGAAATTGCCAGGCTTAATGCAGGCCAGATTAGAATTGCTACCGCAAGCGCGGCCCACTTTGGCAGAGTGAACAACGTCATCACCTCACCTCCTGCGCGCGCTTGATATAAACGCAGCAATGGCCAGATCCTGGATTGCAGTGAGCATCAGCATCCAGCCATAAATTCCGTCACTGAAGTGATATGCCAGAGCGGTTATCACGGTTTCACCTCCTGCTGCGGCGCTGCTGCAATCGCCACATCCCAGAACTCACGGAACAGCGAGTAAGCGCCAGAGAGGTTGGCGGCAGCGTACGCGCCAAGCTCAGAGTTAAGCTGAACCGATCGCATCTGCTCTGGAGTCATATCAACCGGCACAGCCACCCACCCCTCTGGGAACTCATCACGCTGGCTTACAGGTTCATTGCTTGATGCTTGCTTGATATCTTCGCCTTTACCCGCACAATCACTGGTTTTAATGCTTGATGGTTGCTTGACTGATTTACCCTGAAGCATGGCGGCCCGGCAGGCTTCTACAATGCTCACCCGCAAAGAACTTAGCGTGGCGACGCTGTGCCGCTCGCCAGTAATCTTGTCGATCCTCTTCATCAGGTCAGTTGCCAGCGACTCTACAGCCTTCTGGTCTACAGTTGGCTGCGGTAACTGTGGTGCTGCGTAGCCAGACTCTCGCTCAATGCTCAGCATGACATAGCCAGGCAACCACTCGCCAACATCAGCGATGTGGGTGACGACCGCATTAATAAATTCGCCCGTAGGTAAGCAGCTACCCTTTGGTGTCTCCATGAGGTGAAGGATATCTCCGACCTTAAAGTCACGGTCGTTTTTTCGCAGTTCTGCACGCTTAACGCCAGTCAGGACCGCGCTGAAGTGCTCAGGGTAAATCTTCAGGTGGTGGATCATTTCAATCCCTCCAGCAGTGGCAGGCGGTAGAGCGGGATAGTGGCATCACCGGCTGGTCTGTTTAGGGTGCGCAAGAGAAACTCACCTTGTTCCGCACAGATTAACGTCTCTTCACTGGCGTACATGGATGCATCAGTCGTCAGCACTGCCAGTGCGATTTCAGCCAGACGCAAATCTAATTCTATGGCTGGTCGGATTTCCTTGAAGGCATTTTGGACTGCTGCCATCTTCAGTGCTTTGACGTTTTCCTGAGCCTGAGCAATCAACTGCTCTTTGGTAAATTCTGTCATGGGTTGCTCCTCGAAATTTTATGGCCCGGCGCGTAACAGCGCTGACGGTCTTTGCTGATTCGCCAGCCTGCTGATCTGGCCTTCTTGGATACATCGGTCGCATTGCGACCACTTAAGCCCATTCTGCCTTGCGGGTATATTTCACCTGATTGGCAACCATCACAGTCGCAGTAAAAATCTGCGCAGAAACCCTCCACGATAGCCATGCCCTACCCCCCCACCTTAGTCATGATTCCAGCGGCTACCAGTTCTGCGGTGTTGGCATCCTGCTGACGGCAGTCGCATTCAATCTCAATCGGCTCGCCCCAGGGTTGCGTCCCACCACTATCCATCATCCCTGTGTCGTTGCATTTCGGGCATGGCATATATTGGATTCCATTCAGGCAGCGTTCATAAGTTGCTGTGGCAGGGTCTCTCGTATCTTTATCTGGAAGCCTGATAAACCCCATCTCCACGCCGTTAAGGATGAACTGACGACGCTCTTCTGATTCAGCCTCCAGTTCAGAGATCAGCTTCTCTGCGGCTCCCAGCTCATCCAGCAGCGCCGCACACTTGGACTCAAGAGCGGCATAGTCGCTGTAGCGCACCATGTCTACGCAGAACCCTTCACCATGGATGAGTGGTGATAAATCTTCGCTTACTGCCGTGTAAATTTTGACGTTGCTCATACTTCTGCTCTCCCGCCCCTGACTGAAGCCAGGCACTGATTGAATAGGTTGTTAAGAGGGTTGGCCATGCCAAAGATGTACGGTGCGCTCTTGCTGTAGTTCCACACTTTCGCTCGGCCCAGCCATTGCCGGTGCACCTCACCCTGCTTGCTTAGTGATGCAAGAATCTGCGAGGTGACTTGCATCTCAAGACCTGTCGCGGCTGCAATAGCCGATGAAGCTCCTTCGTTTCCAGCCTCCAGATAGTCCAGTACCGCTTTACGCCGGTTCGCATGAAGCTCGGTCAACCGATAACGCTTGATGCCGTTATGGGCGCTGTAGATTTCAAGTTGGCCTGCTTCTGTGAGTTCCCGGAGGAGTTGGTTAATGCGGGATTTTGGTGCGCCGGTTAAAGTGTGGAATTCTCTGGATGATGTCGGTTTGTTGGTTTCAAGGTGGTGAAGTATTTTTTCTCGGGTGTTCATGTGCCTTGCCTCACGTTATCGCCTGCCCAGACCTCGTTGTA